GTTACTTCAGTTCCTGTATCAGAGTTTCTTACACCAACTATATTAATATTATAGTCACCTGTTTCGAACCATTTGTACCCTTTGGCTTTCACGCCTTGCTCTATTATTTCTTTTGTTAGTTTCATTTTTTTATTATATAATTGTTATTAATGTTGCCGCTGTAGTGCTTGTTGTTATTTGTAAATTATATACTGATGAGTCAAAAGCTATACCATCAGTTAGCACTAAAGCAGCTTTTGCCGGAACATCAACATTGTATATTATAGTTGCAGAGCTACCGTCATGTAATTGTACTATATAATTACACGAATCAGTAGCATCAACATTAGATATTATTAATTTTTTAATACGCCCACTAATGCTGCCACCTTTAGTTAATAAAGATGTTGTTGTTGCTGATGATATTGATGTTCTTATCATTATGCTAATGTTAATTTATGTGTTGCTGTTGTTACCTTACCATTAGAAGGATTAGTGTAAACAGCTGTAATTGTTATAGTCGAATTTCTTGCACCAACAACCATATCACCAAATGATACTGTTGTATTAGCGCCAATACTTATTAATTTAGTATCACCTACTAATGCTGTAGAGTTACTAGTACCAAAACCTGGAAATGTAGTTTTATCTTTATTAGAGGATATTTCTGTTCTAAGATAATCTAATTCATCTTGCATTTTTTGCATTTGATATATAATAGCAGCTTCAGGTTCAAAATCAACTACGTTCAAGTGTTTAGCATTGTCAAACTTATCTTGCATGCTAGTTAAATCACTGCCCGTCTTTGTATGTATTGCTGAATATTTTTTACTTGTTAAAGCCATAGTTATTATTTTAAAATTAAGTTGCTGCTACTGTTACATAGCCACCGTATATTTCTTCACCAGAACCTTGCTCTACCAGTATAAACAAATAATTAGTTGCACTACTTGTTACATCTGTTATATTTATTTCTGTGCCAATATTACCAGTTCCTTTACTCACGCCAAGTTTGTCACTTATTTGATGTTCCCAAACCTCAACCGCTGAGGTACCATTACCGTATATCATAACGTGAGTTGCGTCATATCCAGTTGGTATCGCCACAGTGACAAAACAAGGTGCTGTACTATTGGTTTCACCAAATAATTTTTCAGCACCAATGCCTGAGTCGTCAATCATATAAGGTCTACCAGTGTCAGATATGATAAAATCACTATGTAGTATTTTTATTCTAGTAGTTGACCCATGCCAACCACTTACTATATCACTAGTTAAAGCTACGGTTCCAGTAGCATCAGGTAATGTTATCGTTTGTCCAGAAGTTGCTGCGGGTCCCGCTAGCGTAACCATATCAGATCCATTATCTGTATCTTCAGATAATGATATTCGACCTGATTGTGTAGAAGATCCAGCAACCCTAATACTATCGCCCTGTAATACGACATCACCAGCGATAGTACATGTAGATTCAACACCGTAACCTAGCGTAGTATTAACTGTATTAGCACTAGCGCTACCTACGCCAGTTATCATATTTTGTCTAGAGCTTACTGTACCAGTACTAGTAGCACAAGTGTGAATGACCCTAGCAAATTCATCACCAGCAACAACACCCGCGGCTTGCACATATTGTTCCGCATAATACTTAGCAGTACCACTAGCATTATCACTTATCCAACTAGTAAAACCAATGAGGTCATCAGCGGCAGCTGTTGAGCTAGCTCTATTTTTTATAAAACTAAAGTTGGTTGGTTTATTACCATCAGCAGTAGCGGTAAGTGTTAAAGCGGCACAACCAGTATTAACTGATGTTAAACCTAAAGTAGAACCGTCCCATGTTGCTCCAGATTCTGATGTTACTGTTCCATCTCCGTCGTCTGTTAATAATTGATTAGCAGACCCGTCAACCCCAGCTCCATGTAAATCAGTTATATTATTTGTGTGTATAACAGAAGATGCACTAACATCTCCTGTCCAATCTATATGTTCATTAGCTACAAAGTTAGCTAACGAATCATGATCAATAATGCCTTGCGTCGCAACTTGTATAACACCTGAGCTGTTTATAGTGGATGTTACACCCATAGTTAATGATCCAGCTATTGTAACAACTGAAGTTGAAAGCGTACCCATTGTAACGTCTACCCTTCCATCAGTTGTTGTACCAAGTACAGCTAATCCAGTGGTGAGAGTTCCATCGTACTCAGCAACCTTAAACTCTAATTTTCCAGTTTCTGATCCGTGATCTGATTCTATTACATCGCCAATTATTCTTGAATAAATTTGATAATTTCCAGCAGCGTCGGTTCCAGAAAATTGAACTACCCCAAGTACGTCTCCATCGTTCAAACCATTACTATCTCTATAGTTCGAAAGTTCAAGATAACCGCCAGCGCCGTCGTTAACGTCGTTCCGACATTGTATATAAGGACCAGCGGTGCTAGAAGTTAATGAAAGAAGATAAGCATCAGCAGTAATTGCCTGCGAGGCTGGATCAAGGACTATATTACCATCTGGTTGTAAAGTTAAATGAGCCGCTGTAGCATCATCGTCAACCGTAGATATAGTTGTAGCCCCATGTGCAGAAGTTTGTATTAAAAAATAATCATTTGGAGGATCTAAATTTGATATTATTGCTAAACTAGAAACGTCGCCAGTATTTTCAAAAGACAAATATGTTTCAGCATTTAGTCCACTTGTGCCAACAGCCGTAACAACCCTATTATCAGCTCCATTAGTCATGTTAACCCCTGAGGTTGTATTTTTACTAACTTTACCATTACTGTCTACAACAAGAGCGCTAGTCTCTGTAGTTGTAGATAGATTTTCTAAATAAACGTCGTTACGGAATCTAGATACAAAATCATATATATGTTGGCTTATCCATTTCATTTAATTGTTTTTATTATTCCTGCTGCTGTAATAACCGCTACAGCTACACAGACTGGGCAGGGACACATTATATTTCAAATCCAAAATTAAAGATCATAAATCTAAATCTAGGACATGTGCCTTTGTTTTTACACTTGAAGCAAGGACAAAACATTATCTCAAACATTGTCCACGTTCCTAATCTAAACGTTAATTCATACACTTCTTTTTTGTTACCTGCTCTCCAGGAATTTATCCAATTAATCATATTTTTATTATTTTTGTTTACTATAATATTATTACACGTTTATTGGTGAGCATAACATTTTTTGTTTGTATTCTCTGTCTTGTTCTTACATCTCTGGCCATTAGATTTAATAGCTGTACACCTGTATTCTTTCTTGCCATCGCCATCAGTATCGCTACCATCTACAAAATCTCTATGATGAGGACACTTCCAAGATTTCTTGCTTGTTTCAGTTGTATTGCCACATCTTTCTCCATTTGATCGTATACCAGAACACCTAACTCTTTTAATGCCTTTCTTTTTCTTTTCTTCTTCTTCTTTCTTTTTCTCTTCTTCCTTTTTCTTTTTCTCTTCTTTTTTCTTTTCTTCTTTTTTCTTTTTCTTTTCTTCTTTCTTTTCTTCTCTAACTTCTTCTTTTGCTTCTTCTAACTCTTCATCTTTAACTCCAATATCCCATCTGTTCCAACCCATTACTAACATAATTCTCTGCCATGTCTCATGATTACCAGTTATAGCTTCTTCTAAATTATTGGCTTTATTAATAACTCTTGCTAAAGGCAAATTAGTTGCGGCTTCTATAATATTAGCCCATTTTTGTAATTCTGGATTTTCAATACTCCAACCTAATTTTTCTCCAACACCTTTATTATATTGTTCAGTTTTAAAAGCATTTATTACTTTTCTAATTTTACTACCTATTGGTGGAGAAAGATTTATTAACTCAAGCGCTATCTTGCTAGCATCCTGTTGACCGTACCCTTTCTTTTTTTGCATATGCCATTGTAAAATGGTATTTTTAAGAGTTGACAATAAAGCCCCATATAAACCAGTACCACGTAAAAATGAATCCAAAGCTTGATTTAATGTTCTAGTTGTTCTATCTTCAATTTCTTCTTCATCGTCTCCCCACATTATAGCTGCCAATGCTGTTTGTAAAGAAGCAAATATAATATTTTGAGCAACCGCATAATAAACTATTTTTGATACATTAGTTTTCCAATCACCTCTACCATTAACTAAATCTGATAAAGACTTCTTAGTTAACCTACCCATCTGCATTGTAACGTTCTGAAACGCTAAAACCATTCTACCAAGAACGCTAGCTTGTTGTTGTGATACTAAATCTTCTCTTGATGACTGTTGCGTTTCTTCTGAAATCTCTTGAAAATCTAACATAGCTTGTTCTTGAGCCTGCTTGTCAGACATCCCTTCTTTTTTATATTTATTAAATCTATTTCTAAAGAAACTAGCACCACCAAAAGCAATAGCAAAACTATCTGCAATTTGCGTTGGCGTAAAACCTTTTGATAACAAATAATTAATTACAGCTCTCGGCGTGCCCTTCCCTTCAGCAAATGATTTAGTTAATTCTGAAGCTGACACATCAGTTTGTAACCCCGCTCTTCTTTGTTTCAATTGAGGTGAATTAAATAACATAACAAAGTCTTTCCAAAACTGAGGCTGGTTTGCGAATGCAGCAGCAGCTTTAAATGCGTTATTATCCGACCAGTTTATGAAGTTAACTGTAGATATAGTTTGAAGTAAAGCAGATCTCATATTAAAAAACATAACAGCTCCAACAGATCCGTTTATCCATTCAATAAAACCATTAACTGTTTTATCTGGGCTAACACGTCTATTACCGCCATTTTCCATACGATCTAGTATATTTTCTAAAGCGTCTGCAAAACCATCACCATATGTGGCTCTTATTTTATTTAAATTATCTTTACTAAATATAGTATTTTTTAAATTTATCCATTCTTGTAAAAATTGTTTTCTACTAATTTTACCTGTAAGATTATTCATATCACCAGGTATAGAGCTAACTGCCCAATTATCAGTTGGTGCAGGATATCCATCTTTAGAACGAGTTACTAATGACAAACCATCTGCAAAAGCTCTTAATTCAGGATTGTTAGCAACATGATCTATTAGTTGTCTTTTTTGTGCATTTGATATACCAGGAACATCATGCCCTGCTTTTGCAAATAAATAAACTCTTACAGCTGTGTCATTTGTAAACGCTGTTCCAGGAATTACTTTATTTAATGACTTAACAACCTTAGGGAATTTTTTCTTTAACGCCTTGTATTCATCAACCATGTTTTGCTTATACGCATTCCATGATCTTATACCTTTAGCAAATGGATCGAATAACTTTTCTTTAAACCATTTTAAATCAGCATCACCTTGCTTTCCTTTACCAACAAAGTAATACATTAATCCTTTAAAATCTTCTGCTGATGGTGGTATATAAAGACTTTTTAAGAATCTAACTATGTTAGGTTGTGATCCTCTTCTTTTAGCTTCAGCTTCAGATATTATTGTTTCAGAATCAACTCCTTTTTTACGTTCAATCATATCATTGAACTCTTTATCAATTGGGTCTCTTCTATTAGGATCATTGGGATCAGGTTCAACAACCTTGCTTTGCGAAGCGTTACTCTTATCAACAAATCTATTAGTTTGATCTAGTTTAGCTTGAACAACATCTGATTTAATATCTAGTTGATCTAACACTTCTCTTACTGCCTCAACGTTTTGTGTAGCGTCATCAGCAAAATACATATCATTATAACCTTCCGCAAACTTATCTAGCATCCAATCTGCTTTAGCAGCGCCAGTACTATCAGCTAAACCTGTTATATTTTCTAATGGTATATTTAATCCTTGTGATTTTAAAAATTGTTGAATGGCTTTAGCTGACTTTTGTGTTCTAGCAGTTAAAACAAATATATCTTTAGTGCCATATTTTTTAGCTCTTTCTAATGCTTTACCAAGTAGTGGCCCAGGTCTACCTTCTATAACTTGATCAAATTCTGTAAAATCAAATTTACCACCTTGTTCTAATATAGCGTCTCCTTGCTCAGCAAACTCTGTAGCATCTAGCCTACGTTTTTCATGACCACTAACAAAATTATCCATTTGGTCAACAAGCTTCTTAGGCATTGGATCACCCATTTCTAAATTGTCTGTTTTAACTTCCATGAATCGATCACCAAACATTTCTTTAAATGCAGACTTATTACCTTGAACGGCTTCGTGATTACGTTTAACGATAACATCTAATAAAGATCTTTCTTTCCTAGCTCTATTTCTTTCTATAGCTGTATCTAAAGACGTTTCAACAAATACCATACTAACATCATATCCTTTGGCTTCAAACTCAGCAACTAACTTTTGCATTTGCTTTAATGAACCTCCAGTACCGTCAACTACTACTCCATCACCTTCACCTTGGTACTTCATCATTTTATTTCTAGCAATACCTCTAGCTTGATGACCTAACTTACCTAATATGCTTCTTTGCTCTGGTGTTAAATCTCTCATGTCCTCAGGTAGACCATGATTCTTTTTTAACCACTCTAATGATATGTCAGAATTAACTACTTTAAATCCATCTTTTTCTAAACCTAGTTTTTTAATAACATTACCTTTACCACTACCGGCTCCACCAGCTAAGAATATAACTTTTCTTTTTGGCTTAGGGGTTCCATCAGGATTTGGCATTGTAACTCTAACGCCTGATTTAGTTATACCTAATGTATCATCAAAATCAAATACAGATAAACCTTGAACTTTAATTGGTGGTTTACTAGACATTTTATTACTAGAATCTTGTTTTTGTTTTTGAAATTTCTGTTCACTTTTTTGTTCAGTAGTTGGATGTAAAATTTCATTTATAGGGCCTTCTAAACCTTCAGCTACTTCAACAGCAACAGTTTTACCTGTAGCTGTGTTATAAATATTTTTTTGAAAACCTTTTGCAAATTTAACTAATCTATTAACTCCTTCTAAATTAACTTTATTATCTACAAATTTATCACCAACTTTAACTTTAGCGTCTAGCGCTTTATCAGTAATAAACTTTGGGCCATAAAATGTTTGATGATTACCAACTAAACTATTTAAATCCTGATTACCACCTAAAGTATAAACAGCTTTTCTAGCGTGTGTCTCTGCTGACGTAGTTAAATGTTCATTTTTTGGTTTTAAAAGATTTATAACTTTATCATTAAATTTATCACTGTTAACATCTAATTTTGGATTTTCTTTTTTAACTATATCTCTAGCTATTTTCCAGTCAGCTGTTTCTTTCCAAGAGTCGACATAAGCTTCATACTCTGCTTTATATTCAGGCGTATTTGTTCTATCTTTTTTATTTATAGATCTTTTTGGAGGTTTGCCTCCTAATTGAGGACCATCTGATAAATATACATAACTTAATGTGCTAAGCGCTCTAGTTCCTCCTACAATATTTGTTTGGAATTGATTTAAGTTAATTACGTTTTCTTTACTTATTTTTCCTTTGTCAAATAATTGTTTTTGCTTACCAGCAATATACTTATGTAGTGCTTTATTTGCAAAATTTATTTTTTCAATTTTAGCTTTTTCTTGAGTCAGTATATCTAATTTTTCTTTTATTGAAGGAGCATTCCATAAACGCTCCATGGTCTTCTTAATTTCACCTTTCCACTCCATCATAGCAAAGTCACCGTTCTCAATAGCTGTTATTTCAGCATCAGTCATGCCTAGCTTATCTTTCATAAATCTTCTTTCAGACTTAATAGTAGCTTTACGTGGAATATTTTTATTAAGATAAGTTGGATGCAGCGTTCTAGTTGATGTAGCTGGCAATCCATTGATATATACTATTTTACCGTTTACTTTTAATAGCCCAGAATCTTTAACACCCATAACGCCAAGCCCAAAAGCTTCTTTAATAACTGGATGTAGATTTTCTATAAATATTTCTGTTGATCTGGTAAGGCCAAGTAACCCTTTATTAGGAATACCTTTATCAGAATACCCTTCTACTTTGGTGAATTTATCAACTACGTTTCTAAACTTATCACCCTTTTTAGTTGCTTGAAACATTTTTGCTATATCTTTATCATTAGCAAAAAATTTCATTACAAATTCATTGTATCCACCAGGTCCTTGCAAAAAGTTTTGTAATGCTTGATCTCTTAACATATTAGCAAGTAGTTCTGCATTTTCTGGAGATACACCATAATCTTTTATAAGTTCATCTATAAGAAGATCTGTATCACCAGTACCATGTGATTCTACGATTCTTTTAAGCGCTTTTGCTAAATCAGGAGTTTTTGGAGCTTTACTATATAATCCTTGCGATAAACCATCAGTTAATCTATTATTAGCGTTACCATTGCTTGTTAATTCAGTTACCGTTAATGTTGTTGCTATTTGAATAACTAATTGTCTCAGCGCTCCATCAAAGTCCGTCGTGTTTCCTTTAAGTCCAGTTTTTTCAAAAGTTCCGTCAGGGTTGATTCCAAACATGTCTAAAAATTCTGTTTGTGAAACATCAGTTCTTTTCATTTGTAAAGGCAAACCAGCTCCAGTTGCACCTTTACTCATTCTAGCTCTTTCTCCTTTAGTATAAAATTGTCCTAGTACAGTATCAGCAATACCTGTTGCTCTACCACTTCTATCTTGACCATCTGGCAGTAAATGAAATAATATATCATTAAAGCTACCGTCTGGATTAATTGACATGTTTTTAATCCAATTTCTAACTTTATTTCTTTGAAGTTCGTTTAAATTTTGATTTGCTAGTAATCTAAGTGGATCAACACCTATTTCATTAGCAAAAGCTTCTAAGATAGGATACAATGAGCCAGTTGGATTAACGTCACTAGCTTTAGTAGGATTTACTAGCTTTCCTTTTTTATTTTTTACTTTTGGTTTTTCAGTTAAATTTTGATTAACACTTTTGTAATTTAAGTTTTGATCACTATAATCAGTTGTTTTTACTGTATTTTCTAATACCTTTCTAGCTTTACTTTTTTTATTTTTTTGAATAGGAAGTACAGCATCTTTTACTTTAATGCCAGAAATTTCAGTGTCTGTTTCTGAAGTAAGTTTTATTTCTTGATTATTAAATTTATCTATTGTTTGTTGATTTACGTCTCCCTCTATAATATCAGCTATAGTACCCGTCTCACTTATTTGTCTCTCTGTTGAAACAACAGTTCCTCTTCCACCTGGATTATCTTTTTTCCATTGGGCCATCACGTCACCCCTTGCTCTATATACAACAGATTTACCTTGGCCACCAGCCACACCTGTTAACCAACCAAATAAACTACCATTAGCTTCCGTTGGATCAAATCCTTTCTTATTGTTGTCAGGATTGTTTTTAATTTTATTTATTCTCTCTGCAGCCTCTTTAGCTGTTATTTCACCTTTAGCTCTTTGCTCTTTTATTGCATCAATTTTATCTCTAGCATTTTTTGTTAGTCCACCTAAATATCTTTCTGATATGAGATATAAAGTTTTTCTAACAAAGTCATTCATTTCTTGCTCTGTGTTAATACCTGTTTCTGCTGCTACCCCTGATTCTATTAATTTTCTTAAAGGCACTGAATTCATTATTTCCTTAAAGCCATCCCAAAAATCGTCAGACATTTGAAAATCTTCTTTTGAATTATACTTAGGTTTACCATCTGGACCTAGCGTATATTTGTCAAAATCAGGCCTCCAATTAGAGTTTTTATTTATAATATTTTTTAAACTCTTGTTAAACATAGCTTGATTTTTTATTTCAGCAGGTGTTCTAGCGTCTTTAAATATTTTACCATTAGCTCCTTTAGCTAACATTTTAGCTATAGCTGGATTTACTTTATTATTTTTAATAGACTTATGGTAGTCTATCATAAAGTTTCTAATATCATTTACATTATCAAATTTTATTTCAGCTCCAAGATGATGTTGAGCAAATCTTCTCCATACTCCAGCTAACTTTTGCAATGCTGATTCTTTAATTTTTAAAGTACCATCAAATTGCATTTCAGAAGCGATAGCCATTTTTTCTTCACCTCTTTGATCTGGAGGATATTGATTGATTCTATTATTAAAATGTCTACGCGCTGCATCAGACATTTCTATATTGTCACCATCTAATATAGCGTCAACTTGAGCGCCTAATATTTTTCTCATAGCTGGATCAGCTTTTAAAGTCTGACGCCATGTGGCGTGTATAAACTCATGAGCGGGTGTATTAAACATTCCGTTTTTCATAACCGCATCTCTATTAATGGCTATATCCATACCAATTATTCTACCATCAGAGGAAAATTGTGGTTGCATAACTCCAGCATCACTACTTTTCAATATATTGTTAGCTATATTAACTTGTTTATCAGCATCTTTAAGTAATTCTTTAGCGGCTCTTATTTCTTGTGGTGTAGAATCTGGGTCATTTATTACCTCATTAAGACCTTCTACCATTCCCTCAAAATGACTAGCGGTGTCCTCAACTCTCTTACTTGACATGCCTTGTTCTTTTGATTCGTATTTTTTTACACGCTCTTGGAAATTTTCTTGGTTTTCAACGTGTAGTCTAGTTGGCACACCTCCATATTTTTTAGCTAAATCAGCCGTTGCTTGTAGTGTTTGAACTTGATCTCTATAATTTTCATCAACAAGATTCTTAGGATATTTACTTATTATAGCTTCTTTACGACTTTCTCTACTTTCTATTTTTTGATTTATCTCATTTATTTGTTTAGTTCTTTCTTCTTTTGATAAATCTTTATTTGCTTTTATTTCACGTATTTTTTGTCTGTCTGCATTATTTCTTTTTTCTATTTCAATTAAGGTATTTTTTTCTGTAGGATGCAATAAGTCAACTCTTTTAATATCTGTTTCTATTAACTTACCACTAAGGTCAGCATATTCAGCTAGTTCAGTTTCTAACTGTTCTAATTTTTTTATATCTTGAGGATTTTTAGAATCTTTCAACGCATCCATTTCTGTTGAAATTCTATTCATTTCTACATTAACTCGTCTTAATTGATCTTTTGTTGTATTAGATGTAAATGGGGCTGTTGCTAAAACAGCAACTCTAGGTGATTGTAGTGTTCCAGCTAGAAAAACACCATCAACAAATGCTCTATCCATATTGTCAAAAATACCAACATCTTTTCGGCCAGATATAACTATGTCAGCGGCATTTTCTGCAAACGATGTTAGCGCTTCTGAAAATCCTTCTGTAAACCATTCTTTTCCTGCTGAAAAAGTTCCACTAGCTAAATTTCTAAGACTAAATGGAGATGCTAGTATATTTTTTACACTAGGAGTAAATAATTTTGAACCTCCTAACATTTTTATTGTTTTACCTCCAATTTTAGCAGTGTAAGTTTCAAAAAGAGCTTCAGCGCCACCTGTTATAATAGAATTAGCAACCATACTACCAACAGTATGATTATACCCATATAGACCACCGGTTCTATAATACGTGTCCTTCTGATCCTGCATACTATAGTATTTATTAGTAGCAGAGCTTGTACCTATAACAAACATACCAGCCCCAGCACCACCAGTAAGAACAGAACTAACAGCTAAAGTCGCTAAAATAGGCGCTTGCGTAATAAGCATTTGAGCTGTGTAATCCCCAGCCTTTCCTTGTATTCTAGCTTCTCTCATTGTTAATGGATCATTAAGAACATCACTAAGATATTTATCTCTTTTTTCATCTTTTAATGGCCCAGGGAGAAAAAAATCTCGAGACGCTTTTTCAAGCGAAAGAAGAGTATGATTTGAGAGAAAATGATCTTCAAGAACTTTCCCTGCTTGATGTTCGTTTAAACCATAACCTATTGCTGATAAATTTGTTATATCTAAATTTTCAGAAAGACGCTTGTCAAGATCCGCTATTGTTTTAATAGAAGCGCGAGAAGTTGTAATCTTTTCATTTAAAAGATCAAACTCTTTAACTAGTTCTCCATCTGTTTTGCCAGTCTTTTCTAAAATTTCTTTATTATATCCATCTATATTTTTTTGATTGTTTTTTTGTATACTATTTACTTTTTTATTATATATATCTCTATTCTTTTGCTGTTCATTAATATAGCTAGTAACCTTATTGTTATAATTATCAATTTCTTTTTGGTATACGTTTTGATATTCATTAATTTCTTTTTGGGCTAAAGTAGCATCTTGCTGCATGTTTTGAACATAAGATTCCCATTGAGCTTGCCCAACTTGAGGTGATAGTTCCCCGCTTTTAACTTTTTGTTGTATATCTTTAAAAGCATTATTTATATCATCTTCTGAAGGAAGATTATATTTAGTATTTATTTCCTCAATTCCTTTATGATATTCTTCTTCAGTTCTTATTTCATTTTTCCAAGTCTCTATTTTTTTATCAGACTCTTCGTCAGTATCAATACTTAATTTTGTTTTTAAAGTGTCTAGTTCTTTTTTTAATTGTTTGTTGGTTTTTATATTATTATTTTTGGATGCCTCCTCTCTTATATTTTTTATTACTTTCTGCCTTTCTGTACTATCATTTATTACAGTTATTTCTTCTTCAAAAAGTTCATTATTAGCAATTTTTTGATCTATAATTTCATTACTTTTTTCAATTGCTTCGTCTTTAAGAAAAGCATATTCTCCTTCTTCTATTTCTTTTTTATCTTTAGGTAAATATTTTGTAGTGTTTTTAACATGCTCAGCGAATTCATTTTGAGTTGCCCTTGATATCATGCTTTCTGTGTACGCATCAAAATAACCATCGGCATTACCTTCTTTATTTTTTAATTCAGAAATTGCTTTATTAAATTGTTCTCTAGTAATTTTGTCATCATTCAAATCTTTTTTTAGCTTAAGTCTTTCTTCCATAAAAAACATAGCACTATTTCTTTCTTTATTATATTCATCTTGAAAATCATCTGAATATGTAGAATAGCGCTTGCCAAGATTATCCCATATGAGATTGTCTATTATATCATCTTTTTCACTACTTTGATACTCCGCTTCAGTTAATTCACCACTGTCTAACTTCTTTTTTATAAAATTATTTTTTGCATTATTAAAAATAACATCATCAACTTCTAATCCATTAAGATCTGGAAAGCTTGTATATTGAGAAGTATATCCATGCTCCAATTGGCTAAATGCGGTATCTGATCGATGTTCTCTAATCTTATTTAATTCTTTAACAAGTTGGACTACAACTCTAGAATTTGGCTTGTGTCCTTCGGCTTTTTTTTGCCTTATTTCTTCTTCTAATTTTTTTATTCTATTTTGCTTATATACATAGCCGTGCATCTGGTCTTCGATTGCATGCTCAACGTCGTTTAAATAATTTTGACTAATATTATGTGATTTAGTTTCATCAAGCCAATCATTTTTTTTATCTATTACTATTTTTTCAGTAACAGTTTTTTTCTCTTGTAATCTTTCCTTTTCATCTTTTACCCAAGGTGTTTTATTATCTTGCATCCAATCCGAAATATATTTAGCGGCATCTATTCGGATTCCTTCTGTACCTTTGGTCTTAAATGTTGTGCTTGCTCCAGTGGAAGTATTTGTAACTTTAACTCTATTAACACCTATTCCGCCTAATAAAGAATCTTCACCAGTAAGCCAATTATAATCATCAATCTCAAATACAAAATCATTAACACCATCACCGTTTGTGTCGTAGTTATACTTCTCGTTAAGTAACTTCGTCGCTTTTCCATCAGATTGCTTTAAAATGTAATCCCAATTTAATTCTGGATTCTCATGGTTATACGCATGGCTTTTGTTAAATGCATCATTAATTTTTTCTTCTTGTTCTTTACGTTTAGCAGTATAAGCAGGATTGTCTATTTTGGATACTTTATAACCATTAGCTAACATTTCGTCATGAGTCATCGGCTTATTAGTATCTTTATTCATTACCTTAGTAACGCGCTTGCCGCTAGGATCAATATATACTTGTTGACCATTACGTGTTTTTTCGTCTACTTGGTCAACACCTATTTCATCATAATCTCTATCTGGATTGTATATATGGTCTTTATTAACCCATTTGTTCATAGAATTATTATATACTTCATTTCCTCCATCTCTGTAACCAAACATCTGTGCGTCTATCTCACCCATGCTTTCTGCAGCTTTACGTTGCGCAGGGTGCACGTATCCACCTTGCCCCTGTGTTATATGATCTAGAAATTTATTTTCAAAATAATCTTTAGAGAACTTATAATTATTTTTTTTATGTTGTTCAAGACGAAGATTTTTTAAGTCAAAAGGCTTAAGAAGATTTTTATGAGCGATGCTAGATTCATCCGGTTTTTTAATTTTAAAACCACTTTTTTCCATTGCTTCTTCTTGACTGTAACCTTTGGTTATTAATTCTTCAAAAAGCTTCATATTACCTTTTTCAGGAACTTCGTTTTTTGAACTTGGTAAATCTTTTTTATCTACTTCTTCTATATTAATATTTAAATCTTTTGTCTCTTCTAAAAATGCGTCTACTTTATCGATTGGGATTTCTTGTAATTCTTTCCCATTAGGAAATTTTCCACCACCAACTATTTTAAATTTTTTAGTATTACTTTTTGGAATAGGTAATTCCGAAGAAGATTCTTCCGATTTGGATTCCGTATCTGTTTGTTGATTTTTTTGAGACAGGTCTGTCTTCTTGATTTGCTCGTTCGGCTGCAAGTTTAGTTTCTTGCTTACTTCTAAGGCCTTGGAGCCTGGCAGCTTTCCCGGCGTTGCAGGAGTATAATTGACAAGCTTGCCATACATATTATAAATTTTTTTATCTTTGTGTTCAGCGAAAAAATTATCTTTTTCACTTTCTGACATTTTGTACGCTTGACGATTTTTACCGTCGTCTACTATGTAAAGTTTTTTTTCCATGACTGTTTCGTTAGTTACCCGTGTATTCGATAGCTGAATCTTCTATCGCTTTTATTCTTTTTGATTCTTTTATTTCTGCGCTTAAATTATTATTAAAATTTTGTTCTACAGCTTTTGTATAATACTCTGCTAAATAATCTTTTAATAAATTTTCGTTTTGCATAATGTGTTGTGTTATAACTTCAGCATCTTCTGAAGTTATAGTATTGTCTCCTTTTGTAGGATCAAATAAATGTAATTGCTCCTCTGTCAATCCCATTTCTTGATAATTACCTAATTCTATAGCTGATTTTAAATCATCTTTAAATACTCTATTGCCGAATATTTTATCGTTAGCTAATGATTTTAAATTACCATTATCAACTATTTTATTTTTTATATTATTAAATTCTTTTTGATAATCAAAATTATAATTTTCATTTGGTAATATATCTTTAGCTTTCCTCATTGAGTCGTCCATTATAGCTTTAACTCCTTTTCTAGCCATTTCATCAACTTTATTAGGTTCTAATAATTCAACCTTTATAGCATCTATAGGCATAAAATGACCAGCATCATTTTTATACCCAGGTTTATTTTCTTTATCAAATGCTAGTTCGTTTTTTCCAGTGGCTATATCTGCTAAAAACTTAGCTCCATCTTCTCCTAGTTTACCAACCGGATCATGACCAAATTCGTCAGAGTTAGTTGTTGTACTAGCTATTTCTGATTGCAGTTCTAATGCTTTAGTAAGTATTTGCTTGTCACCGTGAACTTCTCTATTTATTCTTTCTTTTGTAGATGTTCCTTCAGAATCATTTCCAGAATTAGCATATATCTCTTTTCTTTCCATGTACTTTTTTGTAAGTTCTTTGTACTGCTTATTTGATAAGTCAGGTTCCTTACCAGCAGCCTCTTTCATAGCATAATTAAAATCTTCGTTTGTTATCATATTATTATTTTTAAACTATTAACCTCCAAACGCTGATCCCACAAAATCACCGACCCCACCAATCATACCAGTCAAAGCTTCAGTTTTTTGTTGACCAGCTAGAGCCTCTTGTTGTTGTGCGAAGTTTCTTTGATCTCCAGCTAAATTCATTAATGTTTGCTGTTTTTGCATTTCTTGTTGTTGTGCAAATTGTTGGCCTTGTGCTACTTGTTGTTGCACACTTGCTGCTCCTTCAGCCTCTGCCATTTGTAAATTAGCAGCCTGTTGAGCCATCGCTTGTTGATTAGCCGCTTCTTGTTGACCTATACTAGCGGAAGCTTGTTGAGTTGCTAATTGACCTTGCTGAGCCATTGTTTGAGCTAATGCAGCGATACCACTAGCGCCAGCTGCTCCTCTTAAACCACTCATTATGTTAGCTTGCTGTTGCTGTACTTGTTGTGCTTGGAATTCAGCTTGTTGTTTATTAACTGTTAAGTCTTCCATTGTATTTTCCATTCCAGCAAATTGATTTGTTAAGTCTTCAAATGGATTACTAGTGTCTACGTTAGAGTAGACTTCTTTCATTTGATTAAATTCTCTTTGAGCTTTCTTTGCTTCTTTCTCTTTCTTTTTGTGATCTTTTTTAGCTGCACTGTATTGGATAATACTTCCAGCTAAATTTACAGCGGGCCCAATCATTTGCACCCACTTAAAAGGACTTCCTGTTTGATTTTTATTATTTGCCATATCTGTTAATTTACTATTATATAGTTACATTTTTTGCTTATTATTTACTACTTTCATCTATTTCACACGCGGCAGCAAACATCTCAGCTTCTGTTGTAGAATTATTTTTAAATTTAACTGAAGCATAATATCCTAGTAAAGAAGAAGCATTAACAGAATTATCTTTAGAAAATAAAATAAAACTAGAAGTTGTAGGTAAAGTAACATCGTTTGCTATATCACAAATAATAGTTAAAGTTGTAGAGCCTCTAGTAATAGAAGTTACAGGCCCTATATATGTTAAATCATTTTGTGTTGAATCATCTGTACTCCATACTTGGAAACCTGAATTGGTTGTAGGATTAACATAATAAGCAATATCACCAACTTGTAATGATGGTTGCTCATTTGATGAAAAAGTTAATGTAATATCTGACATAATTTAATATTTAAAATTATACTTTATGAGTGGAGAAATTGACCACTAACTAAAACTATACTAGAGTTAAAATCTCCGAACTTTTTAATAAGGACATCAAATGTTATAGTTGCTACTGTGCTAGCGCCATTTAAAGAAGCGTTACAATTAAATATTTCTATATCGTAACCAGCTTCACTTGGTATAAAACTAAGACTGTCCACCCCGTCTATAGATCTTGCTTGAAAAGCAAAATCATTAGTGCTATCATTATTAAATCTTGTTTTACTTGACCAAACTGGAACGTCAACTGAACTAAAAGTTCCACTGCTTCTAGTTGCTACAAAAGTGCAAGTAAACAAATCATTATTTAAATTAGTGCTAGAAGTTCCACCAACAGCGCCCTTGCCTTCTCTTAATTTATTTTTTTTAGCACCAGGACTAGATTCAAATACAACTTTTGAGTCACTTGGAAAAGTATAATTAGTACTAGCAAGCGGGATAATTGTTAATTTAGGTTTTGGATGCTGTGTTAATCTAAAATGCGGTTTTGAACTAGGTAAACTTGAGTTAAGTGTAGAACCTGGTTTTGGATAAATGTTAATATCGTACTTTTCATCTCTTCTAAATTTAACGGTCTCACCTGATGCTTGTATTAAATTAGCTGATAAAACAATTTCATCAGCGTCGGTTATTGATACTATGGTGACAGGTTCGTTTATGCCGCCACCAGCTATATTAGCCATAGACGTTATAGCGTCGTAAACTAATATGTCTCCAACTCTAAGACTGCTTGTTGGGCTTGTTCCATTTAATGCCATAGTCGTGCTAGTTTGAGTAGTTTTAATTGTAGTTGATAGTGCATCGGGATTAGCAGGAAACGCTTGATCAAACTTAAAAGACTTTATTCCACCTCCTGATTCTAATTTTTTATTTATAGAATTAACTGACCCTTGATCTGGACTTAAAACGCTTGAGTTTGTTATTGTTGTATTTAGTATAGAAGCACCATCACTAACTCTATTTATTGTTACATCAAAATCTGCTTCAGAATCACCAAATATTTCTATTGGTCTAGTTTCTCCTAAAACTGATATATTAGTTTCCCCATGTGCTATATCTACAATCTCTCTTTTAATTTCTGGTATTTGACTTATATTATATTTTAATTCTGCATATGAAGATTTATTTTCTTTTACTTCAACGCTACTCTTAAACATAACATTAAATGTATAAGACGTAACAGGACTATTAGCCTGCATGCTGACAAAGTCCAAAGTAACTAAGTTAGTATCCATATTATTATAAGCTAAATATGGTTGATTATCTATTTGATAACCTGCGTCAGCATTAACAACAAGTGTTGCTATATTTGTATTTTCACTAACATTAGTTTGGCCACTTATTGCTAATGTTGCATTATTATTAATTTCAGTAGCTTGGCTTAATCCATTAATATTAACTCCAGTAACTGGCGTGAGAATAACATTAGAAAAATCTGGAAGACTAATTGAAAAATCAAAAACGTAATCAATAATATCTATTGGTGGTTCTTCAACTTTTCCATCGATGTCAAGTTTTATAGTTGTATTGCCAGTTAACTCAAAAGAACCTCTTGGGCCTCCACTAACTAAATTTACTGTCACTGTAACTAAATTACCAACTTGCCCAGCCGTAGTAGTGTCAGTAAACGCAACACTCTGAATCCAGGCGTAGTTTGGGTTATTTGTTCCATCATCTAAAATAGCAGTTGTTAAATCACTTAAATTTGCTACAGAGAAATCAGATGCGCTAATAACATACCCATCATCTGGAGTTATAGTTAAGGTTCCAGATGATATCATATTACCATCAATAACTTTATCTCCAACAGTTTCTGTTGCTGTAAAAGTTGATACTTTATATCTGTTTAGTGGATTATACTCAAATGTTGACATTTTTTAAATTTAATTATTAGGATCAGTATCTGCTAAATCACCAATCGTTAATGTTGCTTGAACCGGTTCAGTTGCTGTCACGGTACTTGGAAATCCTATTCCTTGTACAGAGAATTCGCTTGAATCTAAATTACTGACTGTTGTTGCTAAACCGCTTATTTTATTAAACCATTTACCTTCTTTTTCTATAAATTCAGAAATTTTACCTTGCTGTAAATCTGTATTAAATGAATCAACGTACCAACCATTTTTTGAACTTAAATTATAAAATTCATTATCTTGTAAATTTTGTAAAACTTTAGATTGGCTTCCTTCGTAATTAACAGCTTTAAAAGATTTTACAGAACTAGGTATATCATTAAATAATACTTCTATTTCAGATTCGTATTGTTGGCCATAAAAATAATTTCTATTAACAAGGTTGCTATAGTGCTCATATATTTTATATCCATTAGCAGTAAAATATTTGCCGCTTATAGATACTCCAGTTGAAGGAATAAAAGACTTAAAGCTAATCCAACCTTTTCCAGCCTCATTAAAAGACGCTGTTATTGGAGAGAGACTTGGATTCACTTTAGTATCTATATCAAGTGTAACATTATATTCATTATTAACAGAATCAAATGTGCCTAATAAAGTGGTACATTTTTTTAAATTTTCTCTGAAATAGGTTCTCATGCCTACATCAGATATTGGCGTTAACCCATCGCCTGACAATCTTAATACAGCTCCTCTTTGCTTGTCTGTAAAATACATTCTGTAACTATCCCATGCTAAAGATTCTGGATTTTTTGATATACCATAATCACCAGCAAATGGAATAGATTGACCTAAAACTTTATTAGTAGCTGTTAATTGAGCGTCACCATCAGCATTAAATACAGCATCTTTATTAGATAACACTTTTAACACTTTGTCTTCTGTAAAAACAACAACATTAGTATCTCTGGTTTTCATAGCTTGTATCGAACCATAAATAGGATTTAAACTTTTAGTTATTTTTTCAGCCATATTAAACTGATTCAAATCATTGACGCTAGATGTTGAATTATATAAACCAGAATATATCATTCCGCTACCTATAACTTCTTCTCCATAATCTAAAAACGTAGATGATACTTTTACACCATTGTCTATTTGTGGAGCGTTAAAATCATCACGTATTCTATCTGATTCCACGCCATTACCAAAAGCATAACAATTAAACCAACCTAATTCTACTGGATATCTCCAAACGTCTCTATCTAATCTAAATTTTCCAGTAATTTTTATAAACTCAATAGATACATTATCAGAAGTTGTCAAAAATGGTTTACTTATGCTTATTGTATAAGTTGAAAAACCACCAATTGATTGTGATTCAATTTCCGAAATAAAAGTTCCTTTTTCTATACCAGTTCCTCTTACTTCCATACCAACTTCTAACATAGTTGCGTTAGGATAACTTATTGTGTTTATACCAGTTATTTGACTTTCATTTTCTATAATATTATTTATTATTGAAAATCTTTCAGAAGGAACAGCAACAGCAGTTGAGTCTTCAAACTTTATATCACAATGATCTATAATTTTAGACTTATTAGCTAATCCATTTTTATTTGTAAATGAAACCACATCATCTATTATTATGCTAATATTATTATATGTAACAAGATCCGTATCAGTGCCATCATCATTAGGGTCGTGCCTTACATGAATAACGTCATCACCATAAACACTATATATAAACGGTTTTCCAGATATATTAACTTCTTCAGATAATCCTTCCGTTACTAAAATCCTTGTGTCAACTGATAATTTACTTGCTTCTTTTCGTATCTTTGAAGGACTAACAAATAAATCTATATTATCACTTCTTAATTTTAACGGTATAGCTCCGCTAGCCTCGTAATATATATCTAAACCTACATCTTCTTTAGGTTCTGTTTCCCAACATGCCGCATTTGTTGCTAACGAATTATCTCCTAAATCTTGTGGCAAAACTCTTTCTAATATATCTATACTTAAGCCACCAATACCATTATGTTGTACTTCTCCTCTAGGATCCCATATATCAGTATCTATTCCACCCCCACCAACAACGTTCTCATCAATTTGATCTCCAGTTGCATCTACTTTTACAAATCTAACTATTATTGAGTATCTATTATAAAGATCGCTATCAGGATTGTTAAAGTTTTTACTAACAATAGTTTTATCATGAGACGTTACTGGTGATGGATATACGTTAGGCTCTCCACCAAAACCAACATAAAGAACTTTGTAAACTATTTGATTAGGATCTGCTTTAAATCTAAAAAAAGTACCAGGTGTTTGCATTTTAGATTTAAAAATAGCAGCTATGCCAGTAAAATCTTGACCAATTGTTGAAAATGTTAATTGACCTTTAGTACCATTAGCAAAAAATCCATTAGTTAAACCACTAGGTGCCCAGTTAGAATATGATGCTGGATTTATATCATCTAAAGTAAAATCACTACCTTCTGGAAAAAGAGAAGTAGCTGGAGATCCTATTGGCCAAGGCCCATCATTTAAAGGGCTTATGCAATTTAATAAGGAAAGTAAGTTTCCAGAAGGAAGAGTTTCAGGAACTTGCTCTTCGTATCCAGGTAAAGAAAAATCATTATAAGCAGGTGCATTATCAATAAATATATCTGTTGTTCTAGTCGTGTTACCGCCAACGCCCTGATTATACCACCAATTCCAAAATCCTTCAGTATTTACAGAATCGCCAGGTCCAAAACTTGGAAGATCCTCAACACCGTCTTCGTCAAAATCTACATTATTTGCTATTGTAGAATTTATAAAACCACCAACTCCACTAGCAGGCCAAGAAAAGTTAGCATTAGAGCCAGCTTCTTCAGCATCAGCATTAGCTGGATTAGTAGCGACATTATTAATATAAGCTATATTAAAACTTTCTATTATTTCATAATTACCTTGACTTTGTCCCAAGACTCTATTTTCTAAAGTGTCATCTTTTTCTATTTTAACAAAAAATCTACCATCAAATTGTGGTTTGTTTTCTACTACCGCGTCCCTAAGTTGTAAGTAATACTTTATTTCGTAAGTACCACTTTGAACATCTACATCAGCTATATTAGATACTAATGTAGATAAAGAAGTTCCAGACAACTTACCAATGATACGCTCATACATGTTTACTTGGTCATTGATAAAAGCATCTCTAAATACTACGCCTCTTATATCATTTTCTGGATCATCATCTTCTTTATTAACTATTCTTGATACTGTTTTCCAAGGACTATGCGCTGTAACAACCGTATTGTTATTAACGGAGTCAGTATATTCACCTACTATTCTACCTTTTATTATTCCTTTAAAATCTTTTCCTTTTATACCTATATCGTCCCAATTACCAGAATTTACTAATATTTTATTATCAGTCGCACTTATTAATTTATCAGGTATTGCATTACTAACATCTCCAACAGCTCCGCTATAAACTTGATCTCTATCTATTCTAATTTTTTCAAGATCTCTATTGTCAGTTTTAATGTAATCAGGGGCCTCATTTGATATTGCTATAATTTTATATCTAGCCTCTTCAGTTACCGGCTTTTGACTACCATGCTCGTTTTTTAAAATTAGATACGTTCTTTCATCTATTTTATTTCTATCGACAGACGCAAATGCTAACCACACATTACCATCTCCAGCGTCATACCATCTATCTAATACTAAATTATAGTATTCGTTAGAAGTTTCTTTTACATAATATTTAACATAATCAATCCAATCTAAACTAGAAGGATCAGCACTATCCCAACTTTGTTCTATTTTAAATTTATTGCTATTTCCTGAAAAACTTTTTTCAACAGTTAAATCTCCAGTAACAGTTTCTCCTGATTCATTTTTATAACCATTAGCAATTACTGGAGTTTCTCTACCATACTTATCTCCAAACACAGCTCCAAACTTATAATTTCTTATTGATTTTATTGATTTTTTTGGAATAGGAAAATTAACCGTATCTGATACTAAAGATTGTTTTAATCCAAAAGAATTATTTATATCATAACCTTGTTTATAATTACCATAAACTATTCTACTAGCTGTTATTTCTTGAGCTATAGCGCTTCTTGGTACATTATCCCAAGATCTAAGCATTTGATTAGCTTCAACTACCCTGTGTATCATTTCTGACATTACGGTCATAGAACCTGTGTTTACTGAATCAGGATCATTAAAGTTTTTCCATTCAGTATCTATCCCTCTTTTAATGCTTTTTATAATATAAATATTTGCATTATCTGTAGTTTTCCATAATATATCAACACATTTTACATCAGCTGGTCTTCTTGAAAGATTTGGTATAAAATCTTTAATAATTAATTCTCTAAGATTATTAACCATTCCTTCATTAAATCCTTTACTTGGTGTATAAGAAAATGAACTAGGTAAAAACACTAAATCAGACCAAGGTGAAAAACTAGAATATTCGTTGTCTTCATATTGATATCTATATCCAACTCTACCAAATTTAGTTTCAAAAAAAGGCTTTTTTTGTTCTATTGTTGCTTTCCATATAGTTGGTTGTTGATCAGCTAACTCGTCATCAACAAATATCATTTTTAATAAAAAAGTAGTAGTTCCTTGAACGTTATTTATTATTTCAAGAACTCTAGCTCTTAGTATAACAGGATTAATAGAACCAGACATTTCTTCTATTTTTAACACATCTCCAACTCTAACCCCTGTAGTTTGCGATACAGTTAGAAATCTTGTGTCGCCTTCAGTTGGAACTGCTGCGTCTCCACTAATTTCAGCGTATTCATCTGGATAGACAAATTGGTAACTAAAGAAAAATTGAGTAGCGCCCTCTCTATCAGTATTGCTAATATATGTTGTCGGAGGTGATGTAGGCGCTTTTTTAATTACAGTTATATTTTCTTTTTTTACATCAGCTGTTAGTAAATTTTCAATATTAGTTATTACTGATAAATCATTAGTATCGTTATTATGAACAAAAAGCTCTGTATGTGTATAATTATTTGTAGTTCCTTTTCTTGATCTTGTTATATTTATTTTTTTTGGTTCGTTTTCGCCATCCGTCCAAAATAATAAATCATCAATAACATTAATACCAGTTATTAATTTTTTATGATTAAATTCTAATACTCTTTCTTTATGAACAAATTTCATTACAGTACAAAATTCTGAAAGTAAATATTCATTTTGCTCTGCCGCTAGTGTTATTATATTATTTTCAATGTTTATTATTTCAACACCAGGCACGGTTTGTTCAGAGTCAGCAAACAAAAAATGATCGCCATTGTTATTTTGAGCATAAACGATCATTCCAATTCTATATTTTGTAGCGTCAGTAACTTCTATTTGTGAATAAGGTGGGGTTTGATTACCGTTATAATTATACATAGTAGCACCAACATTAGAAAAAGTGTCAGTTACGGCAAATCTATCAACAAAAATAGCTTCATTTCTATTACCATCAATATCAATTTCTATTATATTATCTACCCACGCTTGTTCTGATGTTATAAAAGTTGGATTTATATTTTCTATTCCCCAATCTGGAACTGGAGCCGCAGAAAAAAAATAAGCATTGTTATTCTTTTCATCAGCTACACTTCCTACTATTTTTGTAAGCTCAGTATTGCCATCAGCATCTATTGTACTTGTTGTAAGATATGCTGCTATTTTTTCTATATTACCTTCTAAATTTTGCACAGTACCTGAATCACCAAGCCCATCAGACCCGCCGTCAGTTGTTCTAACTTGTATATTTAAAGCATCCCTATATTCGCCATTTTGAACAATTCTTTCATCAAGATCTTTGTTCATTTTTCCAGCGCTGAACGTGTGTTTAATTTCTGGCATATTATTATTTTATATGTTTACTCATACCTTTTAATATTTGAGTAAATTCTTCTATTTTAATATTTGATAATCTTATTTTTGCTTTTCTAGTTTCTGTAAACTTTTCTCTTTTATATCTTTGAACAAGATATTCTGGAATATTAGATTTAGTAGATAATACTCCATACGCTATATGTTTATAACAAGCTTCTTCACAAAACTTATGAACAACCATTTCAGAATCAGTACCTAACCCGTCACTTACGTAATGAAGCGTAACTGTTTCTCCTGATAAATCGGAATTAAATTTAATAACGCCTCTTAAATTATCTATAAAAAACGAACCATTCATTTGAGAGTGTTGAGGATCTAATCCATATCTTCTTCCTTCTTGAGATATTTCTACATCTGAAATAAAATTAATATCATACAAATTATAGTTGTCAGGCGTGTTACCCGTATAACTATTAGAGGTATTACTTGGGGTTTGCTCCGTTAAACTATCACTAGTTACTCCATCGCCATCAACATCAAAGTCATAAGTACCATCAGTTTTTTGAGTTATAGCAAATGGATCAGTTGTTTTACGGGTTGGATATAAAGGTCTTTCTATACCGTCAGTACCTATTCTACATATCTTTATATAATTAACATAATCTTGCGGAAGAATCATAGTTAATGTATTTGGTATCTCTATTTCTTGAGATTTAAAAGACCTAAGAACATCGTAAGATAATTCTTGCATAGCTCTCATAGCATGAAACTGAACGTCTGTTCTATTTACTTTAGATATTATTTTACCTTCACCAACATAAATAACCATAAAAGCATTAATTATATTTTCTAATGAAGTAAATTGATAATTACCATAATTAGCAGAGTTATCTGAATTATAATAAGAAGCTTGACTTGTTCCGTCTAGTAATCCCATAATTAACTATTTTGTTGTTGATTTATTAATTGCATATCTTGAGCTCCAGCTTGTTGAATGTCAGGTTGTTTAATTGCAGTACCTGCCAATATCAATATTCTAGAAACTAAAGATTCTTCTTCTGATGAATGTAATTCGAAATTAACAGTTGTGTTAACATTATATAAAGCCTTTTCGTTTACTATAACATATCCCCAGCTTGGAGCAGTTGGCTTTTTATAATAACTTACTTCAAATAATTCTTGATTAACAATGCCATCTGTAGTAGTGTCGGAATCATATGTAGAAGAAGATGGCGCTGGATATATAGTTACCACGCCTGAGTCTTCTCTAACAAAAACTGATCGCGCTAAAGTTGCTTTTAATAAAGGATTGTTTTGAGTATAAGCTACTTCATGTTTGTTTATTTGAGTAACTTGATTACCATCTCTTGTTATACTAATTATTTTATGAGTGTTTGTGGGAAGTGTTAAAGAAGAATTATCAGTATACACAGATTCATCTACGTGAAAAGGATGCAATTTTTCTTCAATCATTTCTAATTCATCAGCGTAGTCAACTTGAGCCTTAGGCTTTGCTTCAGTTGTCCTGATTTTATAAAAATAATTATGAAAAATTTCATTTTGAGCTCTATCTGCTAATAAATTAAATTCTTGAGGCGTTATATATCCTCTTTGTTCTTTATTAGACAGCGTTAAAACTTTTTGGTATACCGTGTTTATATCTATTGCCATTTGCTTATATTTTACTATTATATAGTTACATAATAAAGTGGAAGGTTAGCCCCTAAATAAAAATAGCCACCCGTAATGAGTGGCTATTAATATTAGTTAAAAAAAATGTTATTTCATTCTTTTTTCTATGTTTGAATATATTTCCATACCTTCATCAGTTTTAAACCAAGCGGCTAAAGCTGAATATGGATGCTCATCAAATGGAACTGTCATTATCTTTCTATCATTAGATCCCCACATAAAATATCGTTGATCGCTAGATAGTTTTATTATTCCAGATTCAGTAGCTTTTATACCAAAGTTTCTAAACTCAACATTTTCATCAGTTGTAAGTTCTATGAATAGTTTAGGATTTCTTTTAGCAAATAACAATAAGTCTCTTCTTAATTCTTTAGAACTTAAAGTACTTACTTCAGATCCTATTTCAACTCTCATTATAGCTTCGGCTTTATCTATATCCATATTTTTAGCTATTTGTAAAGCTTCAACTTCAAACTCTAGCCAATCTAATTGATTTTCTGCAAGTTTAACTGGTTCAAATTCGTAGTATATTTTTCCTCTAGCTGGGTGATATAAAGATAAAAACTTTTGTAATGTTACTTTTTCTTTAGGTACAAATAAGGCTCCACTTCTAAAAATTATATGTTCTAATCTTTGATCACCTTTCATTTCATCAACAAAAACCGTTCTTTGATTTTGACAATATTTTATTTCTCTTTCGTATCCTTTTTCTTCATCAAACCAAAATAAATCACAAGCTTTTATAGATCGCGATAACGGTTTTTTTCTACCTTTTAAATAATAAATTCTATCTTTTATTTCCCAAGTATTCTTTGGTTTAGCTTTTATTTTAGGAGCTTCAACCTTAGGTTGTTCTTTTACAACCACTGTTTCTTCAACTATAGGTTCTTCAACCTTAGTCACTTTTTTCTTTGCCATAATATAATATAATAAAAAATTAATAAAAATAGAGGCAGCAAAAAGCTGCCCCTATTAAAAAATAAATACTAGTTCATCAACATAAAGTTGTTAGCACCTTGAGTAACTAAACATCTTTCTGATAACATGTGTATTTGCATTGCATCTAAAGCTGATGTAGCAGCTCCAACAGAACCAGTAGTCCAAGTTTTCATTTTTCTATTGTCTGTTTGAGAAGCTCTATATCTAACATGTAAAAATGGTCGCTTCATGTTTTTACCCATGTTTTGATCATATACAGTAGATACACCAGCAGGAATCATAACTCCTCTAATAGCAGCAGAAGAGTTAGCAGCATTAATACCACCTCTTGTTGCTTTATCATTTAAGTATCTGAAATCAGATTTGTAGAAGTCATAAGAACCTCTTCGGAAACCTGAGAAACCTAAATTTAATGCCATATCTTCGTCGTTTTCAAATACTCCATAAGAAGTACCTCCAGCTCCGTAAGAATTCATTGAAGCTAACATGTCATCGACAGCTAAACTAGTAGATCTGTCAACAAACATCATGTATTCTTCAATAGCTCCTTGCTTATCGAATTCAGCTAAAATAGCATCAAATTCAGCTAAGTCAGTAGCAGCATTAACACCTGTTACACCTGAAGTCATATTACCTCTTGCCTCGATAGCAGCGAATAAACCTTCAGTACCAACAGTTTTTGTACCATCAGCACCGTAAATAAAGTCTTCAACTGCTGTATTAACAGCATCTAATCTGTTAATTTCAGATTCAAGCATTGACATTTCTAAGTAATCAGTAAATCTAGCTCTTGTGTCAGCCTCAGCTTTTAAATACCAAAGGTAACCACTTTGTCCTTTTTCAGTAGAAACTTCAACCCAACCAATTTTAGAAGTGTCTGATCCAGATACTTCGTAGTAATCTTTCATTATAATTGGCTTGTTAGTAAAAGTTTTAAACTGAGGTTCGTTAGCTCCTCTAGAATCAGTATGAGTTCCACCTTTTTGGTTGTAACCAACACCTTTAACGTATTCAGAACCGTAAACTAAAACAGTAGTTCCTTTGTTAGTAGTATTAGCAGCTACTGAACTACCATCATAAGTTTTTACAGTTAACTCATCATCGTTAGTAATAGCTGTAACCATACATTTCACGATTCCGTCCGAGTTAGAAAGTATAATAGTATCATTAAGTCTAATACCATGAGAAGTCTCAAGACCACCCACTACATAATTACTTTCGTCAATATCAGATTGAACTAAAAAAGTATCAGTGCCTGTTACTTTACCTTTGTAAGATAAGTGTAATCTACCTTGTTCAGACCAAACGACTTGATCAGCCGCCATAGCCTCTTCCGCTCCAACTTTAGATAAAAAACCAGAAATAGTTCTCGGTCCGAAAACTTCTGCTTCTTTTTCCATTAAGTCAGGCAGGTATTGTTGAGCCCACGTTGTATCCGATGTGCCCGTAAAATCTAGATAGTTTGTAACTAGTGTTTGCTGGCGTGGCGCCGGCACACTATTTAAACTACCTCCTGCAGTTATTGCCATAATCTTAAATTTTAAATGTTATTATTTTCTATTTTTACTTTTAATTTTGAATTTAAAATCATTAGAACTTTCACCTAAAACCCTTACTTTTATACCCCCAGCTTCGTATTCACCATGAGTTTTTCTTGGCTCTAAGTTAATATTTTTATCTTTAGCAACTTGGCCTTTAATTGCGTCTGCCTTGCCTTGCTCATAAAAGTGCTTTGCAATAGCATCTGGATTCATAGCCGTAAATAAAGATTTATGATAACCCTCAGCGTCTTCAATTACAGAATTATCTTCGCTAGTATACTTACTAACAAAATTAGCAATATCGCTTTGAGCTTCTTTTACTTTATTAACATCTTTAACATTAATTCTATATTTTTTGTCTCCAACATTATATTCAAAACCTTTGAATTTATCGTTAAATAGACTATTAGTTTTATTTAAAAATGTTCTTTTGCTTGCTTCGTTTAATTTTTGTTGTTCTTCAGATTTATTGAAAAAATTAATAGCTTTCTGTTGTTCTTCTGTTAACTTACTTCCAGCTTTAATTTCTTCGTAATATTTAGACTTTAACCCGTCTAAGTGGGATCTAGCCTCGGCAACTTGCTCTTTTAGGGCTATCTTTTTTTTACGTATTGTTTTTTCATCATCAATTTCTTCATCTATACCAAAATTATCTTCTAATAAAAAACTTCTTTCTTCTGGTGTTAAATGAGACTTTGTTGTTCGATAATATTCATCTAATACGTCAGAGTCGTCCATTTTATCAACTTCTCTATTTAAATTTACGTAGTCATTTATATCACCTCCAGTTTCGTCCATAAAATCTACAAGTTTCTGTATATTTTCTGGTAATGGCTCTCCAGTTGTTACCGCTTCTTCAACAGTTTCTTCAACAACTTTTTCCATGTTTTCTACTTTTTCTTCTTCAATAACCTCTTCAATTACTGGAATGTCTTCTTGCGTTTCTGGTTCTTTATCTACGTTTACTTTTGTTATTTCTTGTTCCTCTTTTTCTTGAACTGGAACGTCTAAATCTACTTTAACAACATCGTCGTCTCCAGCGCTGTTAAATTTAGATTCATCTACTTTTGGTTCAACAACCTCTTCAACTGGTTGCTCGTTAGTTTGCTCTGTTGTTTCTTCAACAACTTCTTTGTTTTCTTCCATAATAAAATTTTATAAAATATTAAATACTAAATTGATCCATTCCTGCACCTCCCGTAAGTATATCATTACCTGATGATTCAAATTTATTAACGGAATCACCCTGTTTTCTTTGTTGTATCATTTCCTTTTGGTGGGCAGCTTGTTTGTCAACTCTTTTATCTCTTCTATCCTCTCTCATTGTCTCCTGTTGACTACTTGTTTGTTGTTTCATGCTTTCTAATTGAGCGTTTAGTTCAAACTCATATTGCATTAATTCTTTTTTAGATTGAACTTCTTGTTGTAAATATTGTATCTTTAATTGATTTCTAGTTTGCTCTAATTGAGCATCAGCTTCGACTTTTGCTTGATTTTTTTGAACCTCAGCTTGTGCCGCTGCTTGCTGAGCTTGAGCGTTTGCTTGAGCCTGAGCCTGCATATTTTGTTGTTGCATAGCTTGATCTTTAGACATCTTAGCTTTTCTTTTTACTTTTAATAATTCATTAGCAAGCTTAACGTTTCTTACATTACGTAAATCTATAGCGTCGTCTAAATCAATTGATTGCTGTGCTATCGCTGCCTGAATGTTATTTTCAAGTATTTGTTTTTCTTCTTCATCAGGCATTAGTTCTATAAATATACCAAAATCATAAAGATGTAAGTTTTTCATTTCATCTAATGTTGCTACATTATGAGCGCCAAGTGCTCTTATAAAAGCTTGCTTTGTTGGAGAATACTCTATAATATCAGCTATACGTAAAGATAAACATTCAGCAACTTCGGCTGTAACGTATAACATTGATTGCAATAAGTGTCTTGTTGCTGTATTAGAGTTTGCGGCAGCTAATTTTTGCACACCTACTAAAGCATTTTTATCTGGAGTTGTAGCGTCTCTTGCTTCATTTAATCCGGTCACATCTCTTATCATTTGTAAATAATAATTATATGTTTGAATCAAAGCTTGAAGCTTTCCTCCATTTACTCCATTATTTATTTGTTGTATAGGAACTTTACCAGGATTCATTTCTCCTTCAGAAGTAAAACTTCTACCAATAACACTACCAGTTTGAAAGAACATGTTTAAAGCTTCTTGTGGATTGTAATTTGTTCCGTTTCCTAAATCTATTTCAGCTAAACCATCAGCATCTAAATAAACGCCATCGGGCACCATTCTTGACATTACTTGTTGTAGCTTTAAGTGCGTTAATTGAATCATGTCAGCAAAGCTAGTTATTCTACCAACTAAGGATTCAATTCTACCTTCATACATTCTAGGCGCTACGATTTGGTAGTTCATTTTAACATTACTAAAATCAGAATCTGTCCTCATCATGTTAGGGCACATTCGCCATCTTAATATTTTATCAGCGCCCACAACATATACTCCTTCGTAAAGCGTTTCTATAACTCTTTCAAGCTTTTCAAAATCACCTCCCATATCTTGAGGAGGATTAAATGATTCATCTTTTTGTATTACTTTTTGACCGCCCGCTTTAGTTTGTTTTAATTTATAAACACTATTCATGTGTGTTTTATAATTAAAATATAGAACTTGTACCTTGTTTTTATCTCTATTATTAACGTAGTCTAAAGGATAAGCATTTTTATCTACTAGTTCTTTAATTTCACTTTCTGATAATTCAGGAAATTCTTTTACTAATTCATTTAATGGTAATTCTTTTACCTCACCAATATAATATATATCTTCAAAATAAGGTGAGTCTGTGTGAGAATAAACTAAATCAGCTGGATCTACATATTGAGCTCTAGCACCATTGCTAAAATCAAAAGTTGTTTTTGTTGCTCCTATGCCTATTACAGTTAAATCATATAATACTCTTCTTCGTATTAAATCATAATCACTATTTTCCATTAAAACATTAATAGCTTGCTCTTCTGCTAATTCAACCGCTTGCTTGTAGTTAAGTTGCATATGTAATGCTAATTCTTCTTCTGTATCGGGTAATTTTTCTGGATCTGTTTCGTATAGATTTATATTGAACTGCTCTTGTACTAAATCATTAAACTCTTTAGCTCTTATATCACGAAGTATAGTTTCCATATACTCGGTTCTTTTACTAACACCATAGTCATCTTGAGAAAAACAATTTATTTCGTAGTTTCTTTGCGCCATACCGTTTACCACAATATCAACGAACTTAGGGATAATTGGAACTGGTTTCCAATCTAAATTAAGATAAGATAAATCACCATTTATAGATAATTCATTTTTATATTTTTGTATAGGTTGTTCTCCTCTAGCATATAACCTAAGTGTATGAAAATTATTTTTATGGCTATTATATTTAGAAGTAGAACCTGAAAACCACTCGTGTCTTATAGCTCTAGCTACTTTTAAACCGTATTCCTCACTAAGTTTTTCTAAATCACTTACCGCTTGTGACGGAAAATTTATAGAATGTTCTATTAATCTCATATTTTATTTTTAATTATCCTAGATGAAAATCCTTTGTTATTATATTTTGATATACTTAGGTTTAATGCGGTTTTTTCTCTATCTCTATTTGGTCTATATAAATGCCTATTACAAGCCATTATTGCCAACCCTGAACTTATGGATGCATCATGCTTTGTTCTTTTGTTTATATCAAATTTAGACCAATCATTTAATGTTTCATTGAAATATACATTTCCATAAGTACCATCTTCTAATAATCCAACATGATCGTTTATGTACATCTCTATTGCTGCTGCATGTGCTTGTTTTATATCTTCGCTAGAATTAGGTATTCCACCAACTTCTTTTTCTGCAACAGACAATTTGTTCCAAATTTTATCTGGTCTATTCATACTAAATCCTCTATAACCTCTCCTTCTTAAATAGTATAATAGTCTTGGTTTATTGTTTTCAGCAAGTAGTGGCATTCCGTAAAATACTAATGCCATTAAAACATCTTCAAAAAATATTTCAGCCGTTTGTGGTCTTGCTATATATTCTAAGAAAAAAGTATTAGCTGGAGCGTCTTCCATTGAAAACTTAGTTAATCCATGTAAAGCTCCTTTCGATCCAGTGCCATCTACCGTTCCTGATATATCATATGAGTCACAACCAAACGCTCCCATATGTTCATTGCCAGGGTATTTAATACCATTTTTTAGTATAACATTATTTTGTAATTTTTTTCCTGGGACCCAACTTACTTTAAATCTACCTTTAGGATCTGGATTAAAAGAAACTTGAGTATCTTTAATTCCACTAGACCATTGAAAATTACCAGTTGTTATTACTGAAGAGTTTCTATTACCTTCGTTGTAGTCTATTTGTTCATATATTTTAACCAAATTAAATAAACTATTTCCAGTCTCATCTCTAAATGCGTGTTCTTCAGTTCTTGGAAACTGTCGATAAAATTCGTTTAAAGCATCTTGATCATCTTTTAATCCATCAGCCTCATTCTCCCAATGATCTATAACTCCATAGTCTATTTCTGTTCCGTGTGGATCAAGTGTTTCTTTCTTAGGTGTATTAAAAACAGGTTGCCCGTATTCATCAATAAATCCTTCATAGTTCCATTCCATTGGTATAAATAAAGAATATAACCCTGATTTAGTTTGTCCGTTTCTGTTTCGTTTTGTAACGTCAGAATTGTAATATAAATTTTTAAAATTATCTCCACCTTTATCAAGTGCGTTGCTTGTTGATCCCATCATACATTTACCTATAATTCTACTACCTAATCGTAAACAAGTTTTAGTAACTCTCCAATTATTTTTTATATTATCAGGTTTTTCCCACTTACCGCTTTCGTCATGTACTAATAGAGAAAGCTTTTCACCATCATAGCTATTATCGCCAGTATTTTTCCAATCAATAGTTGTATCTAGTCCCTCCATATCATCTTGCTCTTCGTGCTCTCTCATTTTTTTACGAGTAAACTTTTTAGCGGGGACTCTATAAGCGAGTTCGGACTTTGGCCGGTCCATACCGTCCTGTATTGGTTTAAAGAAGAATGGATAATTAATACTAATTGGTACTACTTTATCAGTAAACATCTTTTTTGCATCTGCACCAGTCTTAGATAATATACCATATCTACTATCACTTGATATAGTGGCCAAATTTACAGTTTCAGCTGAACTCATAAATGAAAAACCAGAACGTCTATTTTTTAAATAGCACATTCCGTAACATCTTTTATCTGCTTTACACGCTTCCCAAAATATAAAGAATAATCTATTTGCCTCTCTAAAATCAGGAGCGCCAACGTCAATTTTACTCCATTGCAAGTACATATAGTGTGTACCTGTTAAATATGTAGGTTTACCATTATTCATAAACCAAAAACCTTCTTCTCTTCTTTTAAATTCTTCGTCTATATATCCATAATGTTTTTCTTTAAAATCATCTGGATAGTTTTGCCAATCAAAAACTGTTTTAATTCTTTTAAACTCAGAATTAGTAGGAAACTGTCTCCATTTTTGTTCTGATTTGTTTTTACTACAAGAGTATACTTCTTTAGGTTGTTTGGGTAATGCTATTTTAAAACCTTGTATTTCAAGAATTTCACCAATTTGACCGCTTTTACTAATAACAACAATATCATTTTCTTTATTATAACCGTATCTCCACTTTTTAGATTTATTTAATCTTTTAATAGTATTAGATCTTATAGGTTTTGTAACCTTATATAATGTTTGTCTATACATTACTTAGATCTTCCTTCTGCAAATCCCTTAAACTCTACTTTTTTCTTTTCTTCTGTAGGTTTTCCCTCTAACATACTTTCTTCTTCATGGATTCTATTTAATATTTCAAATGCATCAAATATAGCTAACTTTTTTGTAGCAGCGGCGTTTTTTAATCTATCAGCAGATATATCGTCATCAGAATCAACAATAGCTTCTTTAGCTACTTTAATTAATTCTTCAACCGCTTTGTGCCCAGCTTGGATTATATTCTTTTTCGTTTCCTTGATATTCATATTTAATTGTAATAAATTTATTCATAACTC